CAAGGAAAACGATGTGCCGCATCTTCTGGAGCAGCGCATCCACAACGGCAATATGAAGCAGTTCATAGCAGAGAACCCAGAAGCTTTCCCGGCGGGCCTGCAATGTGACCGCAAGTATGTCATCCAAATCCGTAAACCAACCAACAAGTGAGGAACTAATGAGCAATCTTACTATCTTTAAGCAGTCGGGTGCTATCTCGACTTCTGGTGCGCGTGAACTTACCGGGCTTGCTAAGACCCTTGCTGCCACCAGCAACATGCGCCGTATCGCTACGAACACCAACGGTACCTTCAAGCGCATCATCAACGGTGAGCAGATCGGCAACGCCATCCGTGGCGAGTTCAATGCCATCATTGTTGATGCACTGCCCAAGGTTAGCCGCACGTTCTACGCTGGCAAGTACGACCCCAACGCTAAGGCTACCCTGCCTGACTGTTGGTCGAACCTTGGTGACAAGCCGGAGCCTGCTGCCTCTAACAAGCAGCATAGCAACTGCGCAGAGTGTCCGCAAAACACCAAGGGTTCCGGTGAGAACGGTGGTCGCGCATGCCGCTTCCAGCGCCGCATTGCTATCTTGATTGAGGGTGACCCAACTGGTGAAGTCTACCAGTTCAACGTGCCTGCCAAGTCACTCTTCGGTAAGGGCAACGGTAACGTCCACCCGTTTGAGAGCTATGTGAAGTACCTTATCGGTAACCGCGAAAGCCCCGATACTGTCGTCACCAACATCAGCTACGACCTGAACGCTGATAGCATGGAACTGCTATTCACGCCGCTGCGCGGCATCAGCGACGAAGAGTACGAACTGGTTACCGCAGCACAGGCAGACCCAGAGACCAAGCGGTACGTGCAGCTTACTGTTTCCGCCGATAGCGCGAAGGCAGAACCTAAGCAGGTGGCAGCTAAGCCTGCTCCTAAACCCGTCGTTACTCGTTCCGATGAACCGGATGAAGACGATGCGCCGGTAGCTGCGCCTGTGAAGCGCACTGCCAAGCCCACTGCCACTGAAAAAGTTCCCGCAGCAAGCGGAGACCTAGCGTCTATCGTCCATGCGTGGGGCGACACTGACGATGATGGCGCTGAGGACTAAACATGTCGCAAGGCTATAGCCTCCATCTACGAGACCTTAATCGGGGGGCACCCAGCAAATTGCTGGGTGTCCGTCTCGGACGGGCTTGTATCAAGCACGACATTTCGGTTACGGTGATAGCGCAGAGGATGGGGGTTTCCCGCCAGACGGTGTATAATTGGTTTGGGGGGACGACTAACCCCAAACCAGCATTGATCGGTTTGATCGAAGCGTACCTTACGCACTTCGAATAGGGCCTACGCCTATCGGTATTAAAGCATATGCGGGGGGTTGCCTCCGCTGACTGGTGCCCATGACACAATTTGACCTCTTGAACGCTGTGCAGCCATCTTCGGGGTTTTTCGCCGTGCTTGGTATCAAGGGCGTCGATAACATCAGACAGTACCTCGTGGAGACCCGCGAGGAAGTAGACGAAATTGCCGCTTTGATGGTGCAACAGGAGCGGAATGTTTTCTTTGGTGTAGCGAAGTACACTGACGGATCAGGCCGGAAGAAGAGCAACGTCAAAGCCATTAAGTCTTTCTGGCTGGATATCGACTGCGGACCTACCAAGGCAGTAGTAAACGAAAAGACCCAGAGACCGGATGGTTATATTGACCAAGCTTCGGGCCTAGTCGCCCTACAGAAGTTTTGTCGGACCATTGGTCTACCCAAACCTATCCTCATCAACTCAGGGCGCGGACTACACGTATACTGGCCGCTTACTGAGGAGATATCCCGCGAGCAGTGGGAGCCTGTCGCTGCTCGACTGCGCGAACTCTGCGTAACCCACGACCTGTACGTTGACCCGTCAGTGTTTGAGGTATCTCGGGTGCTACGCATCCCCGGCACTTTGAACTTCAAGGACGATCCAGCTAGTACAGTATCGGTAGTACACGAGGGTAAACCTACTGACTTCGATGATTTCGTCAGCTTGCTGGGTATCAAGAAGCTCACACTGGAACCGGCTCCGACGAAGCGCCCTCTCACTGCTCTAGGGCTGACGATGCAAGGGAGCATCGACAAGAGCTTCCGTAGGATTATGACGCGCAGCGCAAAGGGTGATGGGTGTCAGCAGCTTCTCGACTGCTACCAGAACCAGACGACTATCTCGGAGCCTCGGTGGTTCGACGCTCTATCAGTGGCAAAGTTCTGCAGCGATGCTGACAAGTCCATCCACCTACTGTCGAACCAGCACCCTGACTACGATTACGCAAAGACGGAGCAGAAGATCGAGCATATCGAGCAGCCGCACAACTGCGCTACCTTTGAGCGGAATAACCCCGGCGGCTGCAACGGGTGCCCTCACTTCGGCAAGATCAAGAACCCCATCGTCTTGGGGACGGTAGTCCCTCGGGGTACCGTAGCAGACCGCACATTAGAGCTACGGAACGAGCGCACGGGGGAGATGGAGACTGTTACTATCCCCGAATATCCGAAGCCGTTCTATCGCGGCAAGGAAGGTGGCATCTGGCGGGAACCCTTCAAGGATGAAGGTGACCCGGTCTTTGTCTACCAACACGACCTATACGTAGTGAAGCGTATGCATGATCCAGTGGAGCGGGATGTCGCTGTGATCCGACTACACACACCTAGTGACGGTGTGAAAGAGTTTATCATCCCTAACAACAAGGTTACGGACAAGTCAGAGCTACGCAAAATCCTATCAGGTGAAGGCGTAATGGTCGGGCAGAAACGCTTCGACCTAATCTGCGAGTACCTAATCTCGGCAATCGACACATTTCAATATGGAAAAAGGGCGGAACTTATGAGACTTCAATTTGGCTGGGTTGACAACGACAGCAAGTTTATCGCGGGTGACAAGGAGATTACCGCAGAGGGCGTCTTCTACAGCCCACCTTCATCGACCACTGAGCAGGTAGCTGCCAGCATGGGTGCCGTGGGTAGCCTTGAGAAGTGGAAGGAAGTGTTCAACATCTACGGGCGCGAAGGGCTTGAGGGTAATGCGTTTGCTGCGCTTACTGCCTTTGGTGCACCCCTGCTGCGCTTCTCGGGGCAAAGCGGTGCCATCATCAACGTCATCCACCCACACTCAGGCACCGGCAAGACCACCATTCTCCACATGTGCAACAGCGTCTGGGGTCACCCGAAGCTTCTCTGCACGACACCGCAAGATACGGTGAACGCAAGCATCATGCGCCTCGGTGTGTACAACCACCTGCCCTATACGGTGGACGAAGTTACCAACATGGCTCCGCAAGCCTTCTCTGACTTTGCCTACGCAATGTCGAACGGTAAGGGCAAGGAGCGCATGGAGGCCAGCGGCAACAAGCTGAGGGCGAACAACACACGGTGGCAGACAATCAGCCTCTGCTCCTCGAACGCATCCTTCTACGAGAAGCTAATCAAAGCCAAGGCTACGCCGGATGGCGAGATGATGCGTATGCTAGAGTACAAGATCGACTACACGGATGTCCTTGAGGTTGATTTCGCTAAGCAGATGTTCGACCATCAGTTGTTCGAGAACTACGGACACGCCGGGGTGCTTTACGCTACCTATCTGGTCAACAAGAAAGAGGAAGTGGTCAACACCTTCCTGAGCTTGCAAGCCAAGCTGGACCGGGAACTCAAGCTGACACAGCGCGAACGCTTCTGGTCTGCCGTTATAGCTGCGAACATTACTGGTGGGCTTATCGCCAAGAGCCTCGGTCTTATCGACTGGGACATGAAGCGTATCTATAAGTGGGCTACTGAGATGCTTATCGTCCTACGCGAAGATGTGCAGCCTCCAGCTACCGACATTGTAACTATCATCGGAGACTACCTTAACCGCCACATGCAGAACATCCTCGTGGTGAACGACAACGTGGACCGGCGCACCAACATGCAAATGCTGCCCCAGTTGGAACCTAAGGGCGAACTGCTGGTACGTTACGAGCCTGACACGCACCGGATGTATATCGCTTCCAAGCACTTCAAGAACGACTGCGTTGATGCGCAGGTCAACTACAAGGAGACCCTGAACCAACTTAAGAAGCAGGGTATCTTCCTCAAGACCGAAGTGAAGCGGCTGTCGAAGGGTATGAAGGTTATTACACCGGGGGTTCACTCACTGATGTTTGATACTTCTGTCAACGGGTTCATCAACATGAGCGAGTTTGTGACCCTCCCCGATGCGGAGCAGCCCGATGCGAGTGGAGGGGATTGATTACAACATCGACTGGCGTACCTTCAAAAGAGGTACGTCAATGTTCTTCCCTTGCCTTGATGTCATGGAGGCAAAGCGGAGCGTAGCGGACGTCTGCGGGCGTCTGCGGATAAAAATTCTTACGAAAGTGGTCATTCACGACGGTATTAGGGGTTTACGTATCTGGCGTCAGTGAGTATCACCCTGTGTCAGGAAGTTGCTCCTTCCTCGGCATCCCTCGGTGCCATTAGCCCCCCAGTCTGCACCGACTGGGGGGCTTCTTATTGCTCCTGCTCCAGCATATCCGCAGCCAGCACACGGTACTTCTTACTCGTCTGGATGCCGCCTAGCTGCTTTGCCGTTTCGCGATCTTCCGCACGGCTCGTTACTGACTCTTTCATCTGCTTGCTGGTGATAGGGTTAATGGCACCGTTGTCCATGTTGTACTCATCCCAGTCAACGGTTGCACCTTCCAAGGCGGTAAGGTTCTCAGGGGTAGGCTTAGCCAAATAGTTTAGATACGTATCCCCGTAGCGCCGCTGAACCTTCGTGCGCTCGGCATCAATCTTGTCGGTGGCACGCCTCC